GAAATAGGTGAACTAAAGGCTAAGATTATGGAGTTGGAAAACGACAAAGAGCCTGATAATCCATGGCAGAAATGGATATGGTTATCAAACATGATAGACGCATGGAGAATATTCCCTAGAGCGTTTTTATCAGTATACATTATATTACTATATAAGTGTACTATTTGGTTCATGAATTTGCCAGCACCAACATTCGAACAGTCTGGATTGATATCGGTAGTAGTAGGAGCAGGCGCAGCCTGGTTTGGTCTATATGCTGGTACGGCGAAAGACAAGATAAACTCTAAGTAACAAAAAATAGTTCTTGACAACAGGTTATAAATTTAGTATAATAGTTGTATGAATTTATTTTACTTAGACGAAAATTTAGATAAGTGTGCGGAGTACCATGTTGACAAACATATTGTCAAGATGCCTTTAGAGGCAGCACAAATACTTTGCACCACTATCTGGATAGACCAATTTCTAGGCTTTGTACCTAGAGCACTTAACGCAGAGGAGAGAGAAGTTCTCAACAAAGAGAAAGCAAAGATAAAACATCTACCTCCCTCAGAGCGTCCTATTACCCCATACCTACCGATGATGTACAATCACCCTTGCACTATATGGGCAAGAGAGTCTTTAGACAATCATGAGTGGGTACACTGTTATGCCAATGCCTTGAATGACGAGTATCATTACAGGTACGGCAGACAACACAAGTCAATAGTCGAAGTAGTAAATAAACTACCTGAGACAGTTAATATTCCCAGACTGGGCTTTACCCGATTTGGTTTGGCTATGCCAGATGACCTTAAAGATTATGATAATCCAATACAATCGTATAGAGACTATTATCATCTAGATAAGGCTACATTTGCGAAATGGTCACACCGCCCTAAGCCCAGTTGGTGGAATGAAGACTATGCAGATTACGAAAAACGAATAACTAGGACTTAATATGCAGTACAAATTTGATGAAGACAAGACCATAGACTTACTATGTAAGTACATCGATGGCACATACGACCAACACTACAGCACAGGAAAAATACAAGCAACAGAAGTAATCTTTGACTCAGGTCATGGAGAAGGTTTCTGCATAGGTAATATTCTTAAGTATGCACAGAGATATGGTAAGAAAGATGGAAGAAATACAGCAGACTTGCTAAAGATTATACACTATGCAATCATACTACTAGGGACTGAAGCAGAAGATAAAATGAGCGAACAATTAAATAACGACGATGAATGGGATAGAGTATAATGGCAGTTAAAAGTAAATCTTACGAAAATCTAACAGAAGTAAACATACAGCATGTTATAGAGTTGCTAAACGAAGACAAACCTATAACAAAGAAAGAAGCCTGTAACATACTAAACATTAGTTACAATACTACTAGATTATCAAAAATTATAGATGAGCATCTAGAAACAGTACAGTTTAGAGAAAGAAGAAAATCACAGAACAAAGGTAAAGGTGCTTCAGAGCAAGAGATTAAGCAGACTGTAAGCTTCTATCTAGACGGGTCTAACATATCTGATATAGCTAAAGCGTTATACAGGTCGCCTGCTTTTGTAAAAGGAATTATAGATAGGTTAGGTATACCTCAAAAATTATCAATGACTGACTTTGACGGCAGAAGAAATGCTTTGCTACCTGAACAATGTGTAGCAGAGGAGTTTCAAATGGAAGAAAAGATTTGGGCAGTTAGACAAAACTACCCAGCAATAGTACAACGACATCTAGGAAACAAAGATGGCATCAATCAATACTTAGTTTATACCATAGAGTGTACAAATTTAAGTAAAACATTTTTTCCTCATTTAACATTTGCAGGAAAACAATACTGTCTAAGCTCTTACGAGATGGGCAGTTTAAAGCACTTACAAAAATACTTGTAAGCATAAGGAAAACACATGGAATATTTTATAGCGTTTTATATGGCTGGCGTAGCATTAGCTATGCTTAAACTATTTAGACCTAGTTATTTATTACTAAAAGATGTTGACCCTAATAATATTGTGGTACAGAATATATTTGTAAGTTCAATTGTGATGACTCTTAGTTTCATGATTTTGCTTATTCCTCTGACTCCAGCACTACTTTCGGACAGCTTAAGAGACAGCTTTTGTGTGTCATTTTGTGATGCAGTCTTAAAGAAAGGATAATTATGGCATACAGTAAAGAAGTAGTAAGAAGATTTGAAGAAGTCTTAGCAAACCCTAGTAAACATTCAGTAGGTAGGTTTGACCCGAAAGAGCCAAACATAGCAACAGGAATGATAGGTGCACCAGCCTGTGGTGATGTAATGAAACTACAGCTAAAACTTGACGAAGATGATAGAATTATTGATGTTAAGTTCAAAACTTATGGTTGCGGCAGTGCGATAGCAAGCTCAACCATGTTTGTAGAGATGTTAACAGGTAAAACAATAGAAGAGGCTAAACTAATAAAAGATAGAGATATTGCTACTGCATTACAGCTACCTCCTATAAAACTGCATTGTTCAGTTCTAGCAGAAGGAAGTATAAAAAGTGCTATAGAAGATTGGGAAGCCAAAGTTAAACACAGAAGACATAATCAACAGGAGTAAATATGTACGACGATTTAGTAAAACATTTAGAAGGGCAGATGGCTTATCATAGAGCTAACTGTAGAGTATACTTAAGAAATGCTGTAGGCATTGGAGAACATCCAGATGTTATGGAAGCAATGAAGTCAGAACTATCAAAGCTTGCCGAAGCAGAAGATATGCTAAACGCCCTGCAGAAACATTTAAAATGATACCATTATCAATACTATCAAAAAATAGTTCTTGACAATTGGTTATGAATTTTATATAATATATTCATAAAATAAAATAATAAAAGCAAATATGAGCGACAGGTATTACACACAGATGCGGGAAACCACAGGATGGTGTTTCGGAATGCCTGAGTTCATGCGCAACAAACCTAAAAGGAGATATAAAATGCCTTGGACAGACGAGAGCAAAGAACAAGCAGTAACTATGTATCAGGACGCCGAACCTACGCCTGAAACATCTATGGAGATAGTCAAAGACATCGCAGATGAACTTGATGAATCACCAAACGGGGTTCGTATGATATTAACCAAAGCAGGTGTCTATGTAAGAAAGACTCCAGCAGTAAAATCATCTAGCGGTGGTTCAACTGGTGGCGGTGGTAGAGTCAGTGTGGCAGACGCACAAGATAAACTAACTAGTGTCTTAGGTGACGCAGGTCAGGAAGTCGACTCAGCTATTGTAGCTAAGCTTACAGGTAAAGCAGCTGTGTATTTCACAACTGTTATAGAAAACCTTAACAAGTAGTTAATATAAACTTAGTCTGGGACAGTTCACTGTCCTGGACTTTTTACATCTTTAATAATTGACCACAATTTAACAGAATCAAAATATTTTTGTTGGATTAAATTGGAGGCACAATGAGAAAAGAAGAGTTTAAAAAAAGAATGGTTGAAGCAGGTGACGCAGTAGTTACCTATAGAAGCCAGAACTCACGTAAATTAAAGTACAATGTATGTACAATAGACTTCTCTACGAAGTATATCAAAGAGAAAAGAAATAGAGCTAAAGAAGGACAGCATACCGTCCTATTATTTTGTTGGGATACTGACTCGTACAGAATACTTGTCCCTGAAAATGTAACAAGTATTGTGCCTCTTAACCGAGTAATCAAGAATGATTGATTTAGAAGCACCAGCAATCTACGAAAAAGTAATACAAGAGAATGACATGGAACAAGTCAGACTAGTAATAAATACATTTCGTGATGTTGAATATATATCTTTAAGAAAATACTACATGGACTTCGAAGAAGAGTGGAAACCTACCCGACAAGGTGTTACCATGGTCTTAGACCTTGATAATAGTAGACATCTCTTCGAAGGGCTAGTAGAAATTCTCTCACTAGCAGAATCCAAGGCAATCTTGGAAGATAATTTCAAAGACCTACTAGATGAAATCTACCTCTAACAAAAATAATTCTTGACAATTCCTTAAAAATTTAGTATAATATACTTATGATTATAAAAGGAAACCTACAGTATGACCAATTCGGTCGCAAACGCAAAAGCAAACTACACAAAGCTGTTAAAAGTACAGCGACACAAGAGTGGAAGACATTTGCTCCAGAGCCTACATTCCGTAGGACTACCAAAGAATACCCTTCGGCTCCATTGAGCCAGTACACTACTCCACGCGACTCTTCGTATAAGAAAGAAGTAAGTAGTAAGTACACCGTATCTATAGCATACAACAAGGGCGCGTATCAAGTTATCCCGAAAGAAGAAGTAAAACATATAGGAAAGTAATGAAAGCAGTAAGAGATTTATTAGAAAAAGCTAAAGTAGAGTACCATAAAGGTACACCAATAATGTCAGATGATGTCTATGATAGACTAGAAGATACATTAGTTGCAGATACTACTGTAGGAACTACCGTAACAGGTATTAGATATCCTCACGCTTTTCCCATGTACTCGTTACAAAAAATATATGAAGGGGACAAAGACCCTGCTTCTGTTTATGACCTACCCACAGTAGTATCACCTAAGTTAGATGGTGCTGCTGTGAGTTTGCAGTACATAAAAGGAGTGCTAAACTTAGCACTTACCAGAGGAGATGGCAAACAAGGTTTAGATATAACAGACAAAATGAGAATGTTAGTACCAGATACCTTATCTACTAGTAAAGAAGTAGTACAGATTACAGGAGAGATAGTAGCACCACTAAACATAGAGAACTCTAGAAACTATGCATCGGGTGCACTCGGTCTCAAAGATTTAAAAGAATTTAAGAAAAGACAATTACTATTCGTTGCCTATAGTGTTGAACCGTGTATCAAGGAGTTCTATATCGAAGATATGGCAGTACTTGATACATGGGGTTTTGACACATGTTTAACGCAAGAGTACAAAGACTATCCAAAAGATGGGACAGTATGGAGAGTAGATAGTAATATTAAGTGGGCAGACATGGGACATACTTCTCATCACCCAAGAGGTTCTTTCGCCATGAAAGAAAGAAAAGAAGGAGTAGTAACAAAACTACTCGACGTAGTATGGCAAGTAGGAAAGTCAGGAGCAGTGTCTCCAGTAGCAATTCTAGAGCCATGTATCATAGGCGAAGCCACAGTTTCAAAAGCAACTTTACATAATATGGGAATCATAGAAGACCTTAACCTAGAGATAGGTTGTGAAGTTGAAGTAATTAGAGCAGGGGAAATTATTCCCCAAATAGTAGGGAGAATAAATTGATAGTAACAATATACAGTAAAGATAACTGTTCTTACTGTGTTAAAGCAATAGCTTTGGCTGACAGAGAAGGACTAGAGTTTCAAGTTAAAAAACTAGGAGCAGACTTTGACGCATTAGAAATGTTTGAGACATTTCCTACAGCTAGAACTTTTCCTCAAATTATAGTAGACGGTGAGAAGATTGGCGGCTACATAGAGTTTGAAAAATTAATTGAAAAACGTGAGTACTTTGATTCGGACTTCGAAGAACAGTGCAGAGAAATATATGGCGACAACATGCCAGACCTAGGAGAAAACTAATGGATGATAATTGTAAAATATACTCAACGTATATGGAAGGAAACAGAACAGGAACAGTAGTTAAACACAAGACAGGCAAATATTGGGGTGTGCATCTTATAGAAACACCAACCAGTAATGAAGGATTTCTTATGTGGCATCCTACAAAGAGCGAGTACTGGTGTGAAAGTATAGCCGAGAACTTCTGTCAAGGATTTATTAAACAAGACGGAACTGCCTCATAATGTACAACTTACAAACAATTAGAGAAGCTATGGAGGAAGGTATTATATTACTAGATTATACTAGCCTTATTAGTGGAGAGCAAAAGAGTAGAGAAGTTACTCTACACCCTGACTATACAGGAGGCATGCAAGTGCAAAACAAAATGGATAATAAATTATTATGCTACGATGTCGAGTTTCAGAAGTGGGACGACATTGATGCAGACACAATTATTAAATGGAAAAAGCTCACCTGATGGCAGGAGGAGTATACAATCAAACTTATTTTAACAACCATCCTTTAGAGAAAGAAAGGGAGGGTGTTTTATATGGCGTTATATTAGTAAACCAAACCACATTTGAAAGAGAATGTATCAAGGTGGGCATGGCTAGTGGTAAAGATTGGCGTCATGTAATAAAACGAAGTCGTGGCTTTAAAGGGTACGATTTAAGAATACAAAGAACATACCACGACAATTTATATAATGTGTGGAAGTGGGAACAACACTTACACGAGTTGTATAAAAACGACAGTTACAAACCAAAGGTTAAGTTCGGGGGACACACAGAATGCTTTGAAATTTCATCGCTTATTCTGCAGGACTTTCCCAAAAATAGTTCTTGACATATGGTTGTGAATCTTATATAATATATATACATTTAAGGAGAAAAGAAGATTGAGACAGATAGTACCGCCAACAAATTGCCCTGCTTGCAGCTCGGTGTTAGTTTGGATTAACGACCAACTATTTTGTCAAGATTTTACTTGCAGTGCTACATCTTCCAAGAAGATTGAGCATTTTGCAAAGACTCTAAGAATAAAAGGATTAGGTCCAGCTACAGTTGAAAAACTAGGCTTGACAGATTATCACGACATCTATTCTCTCACCCAAGAGCAGATGTCTTTTTTACTGGATTCAGACAAGATAAGTGCGAAGTTACAAGCAGAAATTAATTACTCCAAGACTTCCGACTTAACAGTTCTTCTTCCAGCTTTTTCGATACCGCTGATTGGCTCAAGTGCCACTAATAAATTAGCGAAACACATCTCATCTATAAATGAGATAACCCCAGAGATATGCACAGAGGCAGGTCTGGGCCCGAAAGCGGCGTCGAGTTTGTGTGAATGGTTAGTGGATACATTCCAGGCTCATAGATACTATGAGCTACCATTTTCTTTTAAATTTAAAACACCTAAGCAGGTCAGTATTATTTCAAAGGGAACAGTTTGTATATCAGGAAAGCTAAGTAGTTATCCTACCAAAGCAGCCGCTCAAAAAGTATTAGAAGAAAACGGCTATGTAGTAAAGACTAGCATTACTAAAGATGTTACAATCTTAATCAATGAAAGTGGAATACAAAGTTCAAAAACTAAACAAGCAGACGAAAAGGGTATAACAATAATAGAAAACTTAAAAGCATTTATAGAGGAAAATTAAATGGCATTACCAAAATGGACAGACGAAAGAACTCAATCCTTAACGGATTTCGTAGGAAGTGAGTCACCAATATCTCAGTCAACTGTTGCTCAAGCAGCTGAGAACTTAGAAACATCAACAAGAAGTGTTTCAAGCAAATTGAGAAAAATGGGTTTTGATGTAGAACTAGCTTCAGCATCAGCAAGCAAATCTTTCTCAGACGAGCAAGAAGCAACCCTATCTGCATTTGTATCTGATAACTCAGGAACATACACATACGCAGAGATTGCTAGCAACTTTGAAGGCGGAAACTTTTCTGCTAAATCAATCCAAGGAAAAATCTTATCAATGGAATTAACTTCCCATGTTAAGCCAGCTCCTAAAGTAGAGACTGTAAGAACTTACACTCCTGAAGAAGAATCAACATTTGTTGAAATGGTTAACGGCGGAAGCTTCGTAGAAGCTATTGCAGAAGCCCTAGGCAAATCTGTTAATTCAATCAGAGGAAAAGCTCTTTCTTTACTAAGAAGTGGCGACATCGGTGCGATACCAAAACAGGAAGTAACAAAAGGCTCATCAAAAGCTGACGTTCTTGCTGATATGGACATCGTAGATATGACTGTAGAGTCTATCGCTGATGAGATTGGCAAAACTGTTAGAGGAGTTAAAACTATGTTGACCAGAAGAGGTTTACAGTGTTCTAACTACAACGGCGCTGCTAAAAAAGACATAGGCTAAAACCTAGTTCTTATTCCGTGAGGGGCTGCCCAGTCCCTCACAATTTTATTATCTATTACTTTGGGAGAAAGTAAGTGAATATTGCATCTGCATTATTAAAACAAATCATTGTTCAGGAAGACATGAACACATGGTCGAACTTGAAGGAGAATTATCTTCCTATCGAGTATCAACCTATATTTGGCGCACTGCAAAAGCATATTGACAATTACTCCGCCCTCCCAGACTTTGAATCTCTAAAGTACGAGATTCGAGACCGTTCCATACAAGAAAAAATATTCGCAATCGAAGCTGTTGAAGTCGAGGTAGACGCGTGGCTGTTACTTGACTATCTCAAAAATGAGTATGCACAAATCGAAATATTAGACGAATTAGATAAGTATGTAGATAATACTGTTGCGATGGCATCAGCAGAAGAAAACATAGAACAGCTACACGAAATAGTTTTAAAAGTAAGTGATAGGATAGATGTAAAACCTCCAGAAGAAAGTATGGAATCTATATCTTTATTCGACTCCACAGAAGAGCTTGGCAAGTATGTACAGTTAGGATTCAATAATGATTTCGACTCTCAAATACAGTTCTCTCCTAAAGACCTTGTTATGGTCGGTGGTAAGAGAGGTGCAGGTAAGTCTGTAACTTGTTGTAACATTGCAAGTACAGTTTACAACAAAGGTAAGTCTGCTTTATACTTTACTATAGAAATGGATAGTAGGTCAATACTACAAAGAATATGTTCCATTTCTACACAAGTTCCTTTCAATAATTTAAGGAACAGACAACTAAGTCCTGACCAGTGGAAAACTGTTGCAGGCTGGTGGGCTAATCGTTTCGAAGGTGGTCATGAACTACTACCTAGCTTTTATAGCTCGGGCGATTTCGATACCTTCCACAAAGATTTAACAAGGCTAGACTTAGACAAAGGTCAACAGATAGATGTTATCTACGACCCGAACCTTACTCTAGGTAAAATACAAAGTGAACTTGACAAGAAAGTCAATCAATTAGACATAGGAGTTGTTGTTGTAGATTATATAAATCAAGTCAAACGACACAATGCTCCTAGTCGTTCAGGTCAGTATGAGTGGACAGAACAGATAGAAGTAAGTAAGAAACTGAAAACATTTGCTCAAGAATATAATACAATGTTCTTTGCTCCTTATCAGACTGATGCAACAGGTGAGGCAAGATTTGCAAAAGGTATACTAGATGCGGCAGATGCTGCGTTCAATTTAGAGACATGGGAGAAAGGTTCCGAAGTGGTAACTTTCTTCAACACTAAAATGCGTAACAATGAGATGCTCGACTTTACTAGTGTAGTGAATTGGAATACTCTTACCATTGGACCTCAATCAGGTATGAACCCAAAAGATAGAGAAGCTATGGAAAGTTCAATGAAAACAGGCGAGGACATGTACGACGACTAATGATATTATATACTGAAGCACAATTACAACACGCATACATAGGATTTGTTAGAGAGATGTATAAACAATCCTTTGTAGTAGTACCCACACTAGAAGAGTTTAGAGAAAT